ATAAACTATTTTGTCATTTTTTGGCTTCACTTTAAAATTAAGCTGCCCATAATTTTCTTTAGCGTCTGCATTTTGAAAATTCTTTGTCTTCGTCTGATTAATGATCCTGTCGAGAGGAATGGCGCCTCCCCTATAATCATTAACCGGAAACACATTTGCCTGTAGCACTCCCTTAAACGCCAAATCTTTTTCCACGGATATTCGCTGTACTGAAATGAGAGGCAAAATTAATGCCCCTTCCTTGTCCCGCAGTCCTTTATCTCGCTTAGATTGAAAAGCACGTTCCGCCGATGCCCAAATAATGGGTACCTTTTCCCATCCACGATTAGTGGAAGCCGAAACGCCTATGGCTTTATCTACCCAATTATAGAGGGCTGTGTCAATCGTTTCAAGATTAGACGGCTCTAGGGTTATAATTTTTTCTCCGGTGTCTGAAGTTATCATTTTCTATTTCTCCGCTATGTCGTGTTATAAAAGGGGCTTACATACCACAAGTCGTTTTCATTGAAGTACCACTTATTGGAAATGGTGAAGGGCCCCACTGGGGCTGGGCCCGCTTCTGTTAAGTAAAATTGGTATCCATTATATTTGCTCGGCTGTGCCACAAACTCTTCGAGTGTGCGGTAATCTAAGGACGTCACATCTGCCCCTGAGAGTTTGGGGACGCAGATTTTGCAGTCATCGGGAATCGTGAGGACACACACATTGTTCACTTTCTCCTGAGCTAATTGATACTTGGGGATGGATACTTTGGGCATTGCCGGCTCTTCGAAGAGTCCGTCGCGGGCCCGTATGCAAGTAGCAGCGATCTCCATTTTATGATCGATTTGCCCGAAAAGTCTCTGTGGCTCATTCAAAGTAACTACTTCGTAAAAGAGGCGCCCATATAAAATATAATCTCCCTCCTGCACTTTTAAATCTTGATCTTCGGTGAGGCGGCGCTTATGAAAATGAATAACAATCTTAGAGCGCCTGTCGATTCCGTAATTAGTGGTGCTAGTTTGTTGCCCTTCCCAGCTAATAAGAGCTTGGACGTGAACCGGTGGCAGAAAGCTCTTGTGGATAGCCTCTCCATAGAGGGGATGATAGTTGGTGTATGTGGGGCTCACAGGATAATACAAAATTGCCTGTCCAATGACGCGCTCAATCAGCTCATCATTAACCTGCTTTACAAAATCCCTTTCTTTTGCTCCCATGAACAAAGGAGGAGGGGGATTTTTAGGCTGCGTCCATGTCACACTAGAAGCCATCTAGATTACCTCCTTTATCCGACAAAAATAGCTAATGGTATTTTAGCTTGCAAATTTTGAGTAGATTCAGCTAATGTAGCATCCCCCTCTACAAGCTTGTTATATGTAAGTTCATCCAGCACAACTTTGAGTTCTTCGCGCAAAGCATCCTGTTCCGCTTTGGCGGATGTTTGGAGAGCAGGGCCGTCCAATGTCACTGCTTCACCGGGGATGGGAATAGTGGCGAACTTGCTGCGTACGACACCCACCATTTCTTTACACAAAGAGAAGGCGAAACGTCGGATCCACTGCTTTCCAATAGAATTAATATTAATATAAGGAATGTTCGCAAAAGGAACTGTACTCATATTATTAATGCCTTCAACGCCGGTTGCCTTTCCTGCTTCATCAAATAATGGATTCTCGTCCACCGTGAAATCAAACCATAGTTTGTTAATTTCGTTGCCCGACGGTGTGGGGAAAATGCGTAAATAGTTATCGCGCAATTCATAAGAGTAGTGCGACGTTCGCGTATAAATAGCGTCCTCATACGCCATTGCCTGCATTTTATTTTGCCAAACGGGAACAATTTGGAAAGTACTGTCATCCGCATATTGTCCATAAGTAGATAAATTCCCTACCACGTTGATGCCACCATAATATCCATAAAAGCGCCACATAGCTGCCGGCGTCTTATAAAATACTTTACGTACCACAATTTTTTTATTACGATCAATGCTAGAAAAGTTTACGTCGCCAGCAGCAGCGCTCGCTGAGACAATAGACTGAAGATCGTAGTCTTGCTGATCTCGAACAATGTCCAGCGATGCCGAATAAACTCGGTTATTGCCCCCGACGACTGCTTCTTCACTGATGCCTGATGCAATGCGGCGTGCATAAGCGAAATTAAATTGAGGGAATCGAAGTTCTGCGCCGGTGCCACTCAGCTGAGTTGCTAAGTCCCCAGCTTGCATTTCTCCATCGCTATCAAAAGTTCCGGTGGGCTGTCCCAGAAGATCGGAAAGCACATTTTTAGATTGGTGGATATTAACAATGTACGAATATTCTAATACAGCTTCTTCGTATGCTGCATAAACTTGATTAGCGGTTAGCTCAATGTCTAAAACATCGCCGCCCATTTTGCGGTAAACATAAGCTACCTGATCAACTGCTCCCGACACAAAATCGGCACCAGTATATACTCCAATAGGAAGAGATCCGGTTACGTCCCCTTTTGTTCCAGTAGGGGGTAAAACTACTAAGCTAGAATTTGATATAGGTGATAAAACAGGAACTGCCACATTATTTCCTCCAAATTATATAATACACAAGGTAATTAGTTTTTCAAAAAAAGAAAGAGCCTTCACAAACAAATATGAAGACTCTTTTCTTTATTTAGTCAATTGTCCGAAGGTTGGGTTAACCCATCATATCTTCGACAATAACCAATCCGTACATATCGGGACGCACCATCTTCTTGGCATATCGCGTCATCACGCCCTTGCGGGGCACGAAGTCTTCGGTACCAAAGATGGTAGGTGTGGTCTGCAATGGCACGTATGGCGCGTAGACGTAACCGCTTTCAAGGAAAGAGTTACCTCGACGTCCGACGAGCAAAACATTTCGTGGGAAATAGGGGTCTACGAAGACATCCCACTTCTTGGAAATGCTACCCACGTTGACTGCACCGGCTTGTCCTTTTTCATCATCATGAGTCACTCGGGCTTTAAAGCCAGAAGTGAATTCAAGAATGTTAGAAACTTCGGGGCCGCAAACTAGAAAGTTCGCTCCGCCTCGGAGTGTCTTACGATGAATCTGAGCAGACACGTCATTAACGGTTTCGAGAAGAGTCTCGTACCATTCTGACACGTTACCAGTAAAGTCGCCACCCAGCAAGTTCTCATTCGCGTTCGAACTGATCGCTAAACCAGTATCTCGCGTCAAGAATCTACCAGGACGTCGGCTCCAATAGAGAGTTGCAGCACTAGCTTCTTTCACCAAATCTTGCAAGATTTCCTGATCGATTTCAAGAGCAATTTGTTCAGACAAAATGCTTGTCAATTCGACTTCGGCATCCAGATTATGATAAGCGTTCAAGTCTTGTCCCAATTCGGGAGTCCACTTGGCTTTCAATTTCTTGGTGTTAGCTGTGACTGCCACACTATCAACTTTAATATCGATTTCGGCGATATTGTCAGTGTTTTCCAAGCCCCAGATAGGATCAGCGATAACCGAACCAATGGCGCCGCCAGTTTGATAGTCATCTGCCATAATCCAATCGAACGCATGAGAGCCCGTGTTCTGATCGCTGAGATCATCGGTAGTCATGGATCCAGTTGCTGTAATAACAATTGTTAACAACGTAGGATCTGAAGACGCACTCAATAATTGAGTGAGTCGACGTGCTTGTTGCCCCTCAAATTCGGTGCCGTCCACAGTGATCAAATCATTGCGATTCAACTGCGTAAAGCTAACGATTGGAACAGTACCAATAAATACTGCCGTTCCCGAAGCGATATCTGGATCGTATTGCGCCAAGCGCATTACTTCCAAACTCGTAGCATCGTCGGCACCCATCGTTCCCGAAGCGTAACCTGTTACAACCACGTCCCCAGAACCACTAGGTGAAGAAAAGCCATTGTTCAAATCATAAAATGATTTGGAAATGTCAGTTCCATCCAGGTTGACACCACCAGTGATTTGAGCAGCAACTTTGCCACCGCCATACACTGACTCTCCCGGTACATTCACATTACTTAGTGCCCCGTTGGGCCCGTAAGTGAAATCGAGAAAGAAGATGAGGCCACTAGGTAGACTCATCGGCTGAACTGATACCAAGTCATTGGCAATCAAACCAGCAAATACCCGACGCACAATTGGAAATGCTACAGCAGCGAAGCCTTCGACATCACCCCCAGTAGCTAACGAAGAAGTTTCTCGAAGAAGCTCCTTAGCTTGGTTTTCCAACAATACAGCCATATTGTTTCTTTTGGTATCGTTACCGAGTCCCTCTAAGAGTCCAGTCTTTTCCCATTTGTCAATGAGAGCGTGACCGTCTTTAGTAAGATCTCGACTAACGATGCCTTCTGTTAATTTTTCTAAAATAGACATCTGTTTTCCTCCTTAAATGAATTAAAT